AAAATTAAAGAGGCAATTATTTTTCATTGGAAATTAGGGAAATTTCTCAAAAATCTAGATGAGAAAAGCCTTCCTAAAATACCAAGTATAAAAGATTGGCCTCCACCGCCAAATGATTAATCGATTTCATTATTCATGTGAACAATGAAGTTAATTAATCATGCTGGCTTCGGGAAAGAGTAGGCTGCTCTTTTCCAGAGATGTCAGTAGAGTGAGGCAGTTGACGGAGGTTGACTTAGATTAACCAGTTGACAGATGCCGAATCTACAGAGACATCAGGCATAAAGATAAGTTGAAGAACCTGAAATTTAAAAGCCAGTAGAAAATGGAATAAAAAATGGGTACAGAAAAAGTAACAATGAAAGAGAGTGAGATAGAAGCTCTTGTCAATGATCAGGTTGAAAAGAAAGTCGCCGCTATGCTGGAAGGCAAGGATGTAGAGAAGAAGATAAATGCCCTTATTGAAGAGCATACAAATCCTGATATCAAAGATCAATTGAAAGAGCAAATGGCTGATGCACTGAAAGCAATGAAAGTTCCTGACAAAGAGCTTGAGACAGCGGAAGAGCAGGGCAAAAAGTTCAAATCCTTCGGTGAGTATTTGCTTGCGATACGGAATTATAGGCTAAAAAAAGAAGCTGACCAGCGATTGTTTGGTATGTATATCGACAAGGAAGGCAAGTTTCAGAAGGACGCGGGCCACATGGAAGAGGGCGAAGACAGTCAGGGCGGATTTTTGGTTCCTGAAATTTACAGGCCAGATCTTAAACTGTTGGCACTGGAGAATTCGGTTATCAGGCCAAACGGTCCAATGGTAATCCCTCCAATCAAAACTGATTCGATAAAGATTCCATATGTCGATGACACATCACATGAATCAACTGTATTTGGTGGAGTTTGGTTGAAATGGACAGGTGAAAGAGTAGAAAAAACTGGAACAAAGCCTACATTCGGACAGTTAGAGTTGACCCCGCACAAATTGGCAGGCGTAACATACACATCAAATGAGCTTCTTGCAGATAGTGCCATAGCATTAGAGCCGCTGATCAAGAGGATGTTTGGGCAGGCTTCGGGATATGCCGAAGATGATATGTTCATCAACGGAACTGGAGCTGGACAGCCGCAGGGTATTCTTAATTGTAATTGCACTTTGAACATAAACAGGAATACAGCAAGTCATGTCTATTTCGAGGATTTGACAGAAATGTATGCCTCTATGTTCCCAAGTTCACATTCAAGGGCTATTTGGCTCATCAATCCCAGCGTACTTCCCGACATAATTGCAATGGGTGCAGGCAGTGCAGCACCAGCGAGTGGACATAACTGCATTTGGATCAGTAGAGATATGGGAGCTACAAAAAAGATTCCTGGCACAATTTTTGGGCGTCCGTTCTTCATAACAGAGAAGATGCAGGGGCTCGGAACGGCTGGAGACATTGGCTATTTTGACCTGAGTTATTACCTCATCTGGGATCGGCAGCCAATTACGATTGACGTGTCAACACATATCGGATTCCTCACAGACGAGACTTGCTGGAGATTCGTTATTAGAGTTGCCGGTCGATGCTGGCCGCAGAGTGCTATGACATTGCGCAATAGTGCAGCTCCGATAACCCAAATTTCCCCGTTTGTAATCCTTGCCGCAGGCACGAGTTAAGGAGTAGAGAAATGAGTGTCGATCTGAAAACAGGCGGATTCAAGAGTTTCGGCGAGTACGTGGCGACAGTCCGCAAGGTTTGCTTGGAAGGGCACAAGGATAGTCGGCTGGATGAGATTCAGGAATTATGGCTGAAGAAACGGCGAGAGAAGACCGCCGGACACATGGAAGAAAGCATTGATTCACAAGGTGGCCATCTAGTTCCGGAACAATGGGCAGATGGCATTTACCATGCAGCGCTTGAAGATGCAATTGTTAGGCCACGAGCCACGGTTATCCCAACAACTACTGATTCGCTAAAGGTGCGGAGGCTGGTTGATTCTGACAGAAGCTCAAATCTATTCGGTGGAATTACGTTCAAATGGACGGAAGAGCGTGGGTCAAAATATGATGCTGTATCTAAACCGGCACTAGGTGAGGTTGAGTTGAATATCCATAAGCTGGTAGGAGGTTGCTTTGTGAGCAATGAACTTGAGGATGACTACGGAAAATTTGGACAGTTCATGGAAACGGCATTCGGGCAGGCAATACGATTCGTAGAGGATGATGCATTTATTAATGGTACAGGTGGCGGAATGCCTTTGGGTATTTTACGGGCTGGGTGTAGAACACAGGTTACAAGAAATGCGGTTGGGCTTATAAACTGGACAGATATTGCCAATATGGCCAAGCGATTGCTCCCGAGAAGTTGGGGGAGTGCCGTTTGGTTGTTGAATCCTGATGTGATTGATGAATTATTTGAAGCGACGGCACCAGCAGCGAATCAAGCGACAGTTCTTGATCTTAGCAATCGTCTTCTCTGGGGGATACCGTTCATTCCTACGGAGAAGTGCCAAGCGATGGGAACGGAAGGCGACATCATTCTTGCAGATTTCAGTCATGGACATTATCTCATAGCCGACAGGGAGATGAGAATTTCGGCGTCTCGTCATGTTAATTATGAATATGTTCTACTTCAAGTAAGCGAAACATATGGCTTCATAACTGATGAGACGTTTTGGAGAGTTGTCCTCAGGGTAGACGGCAGACCGCTTTTGAGTACGGATATTGCACCGAAGCGGGGGGCTAATGACCTGGGGATGTTTATTGTGTTGACAACAACAAGTTAATAGGAGGTAAAAAAATGGGAAACGTACATAAAGATAGCGAGCATGAAGACCTAGATGTAGCAATGGCTATTAATGCTGCCTTAAACGATGGTGCAAATACACCTACATATTTCAGTATGGCGAATTTTGATCTTGCTGTATTCGAAATATTCACAGGTACATTAACTGGCGATGCTTCTTTGACTTGTGTCATTTGGGAAACAGATGGCACAACTCCACAAGCAACAAGCACAACCACTACAGTCACAACAGATGATGCCATTACCAGGATTCAAATTCGAGGTGAAGAGTTAGATGTGAACGATGGTTTTCATTCTGTAGGAATTTTGGTGACGGAAACTGGAGCAGCAAATGCTGTAGTTGGTGTTCTTATTCGAAGAAAGAGAGCAGTCTATAAACATGCTGCGTTGTCTGATTAATCAGACTGAACGATAAAAGGAATGGAGGCGGATTTCGGTTCGCCTCCCCATCCTTTTCACAAGAGACTTAAATGAAAGAAGATATGATTGAATTCATTAAGGACTGGCCTTGCTGCTGGAAGAAAGGTGATAGGTTTAGCCGAGCTTCCAGGCCGCAGTTTGCGGCAACGGTCATAGAGGCTGGCTATGCGAAAGCTGTGAGTAAGCCACTTAAGAACAAGATGATTGAGAAGCCAGAGAAGGAGAAATGACATTATTATATAGGATAAATAAATGGCACTAGATACCGATATCAATTTAACGACATTGGATGAAGTTAAAGCCTTCTTGGGTGAATCTCTGCAAAAAGACGGCATTTGGATTTATTGGAGTTCAGACGATGCTGATGCGGCTACAGTTGAGGTGACGGATACTACGCTTGTTTTAAAAGTTACGGTTGGCACAGCCCATCGAGCCGTCAAAACTAATGTAGCCACTATCGGCACTTCTGCCGCACACGGATTAGTCATCGGCAGTAGCGTTGTCATTAGCGGCATGACAGATGCAACTTATGACGGGACACATACCATAACGGCTGCCTCAGATACCACACATTTTAGTTTTGCACTTGTCCATGCCGACGAAGTGGAGACGGTGGATACGGGCGGGACTGTCATAGGAACTAATACACTGACTTTTGCTGATGCCGATAAAGATATAATTTCAGAACTCATTATAGCCATAAATGCCCTTACAGGATGGAAGTCGGGGCGGATCTGTCATGCCGATGCCGCTTCCACAGACCTAGTTATAACAGGCGCTCTGAATACATTGGGTGATGAGAATGAGATAACACTAAAAATAATCAATAATTATCTTCTTACTGAACTAATAAACTGTGCCTCTGATCTCATAAACCGAAACTGCAACCGCATCCTTAAAACATCAAATTACACAAGAGAAATATATTACGGCAGCGGCTACAACAAGCTGCTTCTTGAACAATATCCGGTGACCAGGGTTACAAGATTATCTGTGGGTCGTGCAAATTCGTTCTCTATTCTAAACACATCGACAGATGCCAATTTCTGTACGGTTGAGATAACAGCGACAACCATCAGGCTTATCGTGGATGGCGGGGATAATGACGATGATGAGGAAATTACTTTAGCTGATTATAGCCACGGTGGGGCAAGTGGCAATTGCATAGATGATTTGATAGCTGATATTCACACACACGGACATGGTTGGTCAATAACCACGATGGCCACAGACACGGACACAAGGGACGCCTCCGAGCTTCTGATTAGGCCGTCGATGTTCGTAAATGCTGTCACATCGGCATATTGCGAAACGGTTGACGATGACATAACGGATTACAGGCTGTTAAAGCCTTCAGAGGCAAGGAATGAGGGGATAATCGAGAAATCAGGGGTATTTATGGCAGGATATGAATATTTTATTAACTATCAAGCTGGCTATACAACAATCCCTTATGTCTTGGAACAATTTTGTATATATCTGGTCTGCTATGTTTATGGCAAGTCGAAGCGGGCGGGGGATGAGGAACTGAAGAGCGAGACATTTGGAGAGGGAGCAGATTATAAATATGAACGAATCTCTATGGCTGATTTTGAAAAGGCGAGGGCTTTGATGCCGCTAGAGATACAGAATGGCTTAGATTTATTTAAGAAGAGGGAGATTTGATGATTAACTCAAATGACTACTCCGAAAAAAGCCCTGAATGGACTCTAGCTAAGTTCTTCGAGGCTTGGGAGAAACGGAATTGGAAGGCGATGCTCAGATATTGCCAGATTTCATGGAGAACATTACTGCCTGATGCGGAGAAGACGCTGTATTTTCAATTCAGGAATAAGCTCCTGAGTGCAAAGATACTGAAGACAGAGAAAATTAGCAATGTTACAAGGGACATATCGGTCGAGATTTATTATAAGGATATAAATATCAAACGGAGAATAAGAAGAAAAGCTAGGCTGATTTGTGAGACAGCCCCTATGCAGCCATCACCTGAAGGCACTTGGGGTGTCAATCCTACATCAATGAGAGAGGCAAGGAGATGAGTTTTGCAGGTCAATTGGATAAGACGGTGAAGATAAAGAAATTCACTAAAGGAGCGGCGAACGGAATGGGTGGTTATCTTCCGTCAACCTGGTCAACTATTTACAAGCGAGTCAAGGCCGCTATTGTACTCATCCCTAAAGGCGAGCAGATATTTCAGTATGACAAATCTAATGTATTCGCAGAATTCTTCTGGTATATGGAATATCTGTCTGGAGTCAAGGAGACGCAGAGGATTTACTGGGGAAGCAAAGTCTATGAGATAAAGCTTGTGCTGCCCTGGAGGGAAAAAGGGCGGTTTATGAAACTTGCCTGCATGCAGGTAGGAAGGGAAATTTAATGGCTGAAAAAATAGTTTACGGAATCCCCGAGGTCATAGCCAATCTGAAGAAGTATCAGCTTATCAAGACTCAGGCCATAAAGGACAGGCTGAAGAAGCAGGCGTTTAAGATTGAGACGGCAGCTAAAGAGGTGTGTGCTGTTGATACAGGAC